CATTTTGGCGTCTCATACGCTGGCAGCAAGATCACCGCCGACGCCATCCTCGCCGCGATCCGTGAGCACATGACCAGCGACGAGGTGATCCACAACATTGGGTCGGACTTGGAGTTGAACGGCGCGTGGCACATCCCGCACGGCGCTGCTGCGGCGCTGAAAAACGCCGTCCTCGCCGCCCTTGGAGGTGAGCCGTGAGCGACCTGGATGCTCTGAAAATGGAAGTGGACCGGCTCAAGAAGGGATTGGACCGGGCTCGGGCCTATATCGAAACGCTGGAAAAGGCGATCGAGGAGTTGACCAGTGGACAGCGACAAACGGCAGAAATTGTTAGACTTGAAGCGCCAGATCGCCGCGATCCAGTCCGAGGATCGCAAAGCAGCGAAAAAGCGCGACCGCGAGAGGAAAGCGAAGATGCAATCCTCTCTTTCCCGGTCAGAAGGCCAACGGAACCCCCGAGAAAAGGATAGCGCCTACCTCAACTGGATCAGGACACTGCCCTGCACAGCTTGTGGAAAGGCGGGTCCAAGTCAGGCGGCACATATCCGATCGGGTTATGACGAACCCGGTTGGCGTCCGACGGGCATGGCAGAAAAGCCCTCAGATTGGCGTACAGCCCCTTTGTGCCGGGATTGCCACTTGGATGGCCCCAAGGCTCAACACCGCCATAACGAACGATCCTGGTGGAATGGACTGGGTATCTACCCCCCCACCCTCTGCGCCCAACTCAGGGCAGCATACGGAGAAGATGATGATTGACGAAACTGAAGACCTTTTTGCTTGGGCCGCGTATCGCCGTGATGGTCCGGAAACCTCCAGGCTAGCCGCCGAGAGCATGACAGAAGACACGCTCTCCAAACTTCAATCACTGGCATATCTGACGATCAAGCAAACCCCCGAGGGACTTACCGCCCATGACCTCGCCCGCGTAACCGGGGTGGAGCATGAAACGATCGGCCCAAGGCTGCGCCCCTTGGCTCGGGCGGGCCTGATCCATGAAAGCGACGAAAGGCGCGTCCCCCTTGGGAGGAAGCGCGTCGGTATCGTCTGGAAGGTTGGACCGAAGCCCGAAGATCAGGACGCGGGCGTCTGATCCGCAGACGTTGCGCTCGGCAAGCCAATGGAGGCCACCTTGTTTTGCGTCTCTGGGGTCAGTTGCTGGTGCGCTGCTTCAATCAGGGAAACCAGAAGCAGATCCGCAGCGGCGGTTCCAGCCTGACCCACATGCGGGGCAAGGTAGGAATTGACCGCACTGATGCCCAGTTGGCCAAGCGTCTGGCCGAGTTGTGCACCGGCTTGGTTCAGATTGTTCAGCGCCGGGGCGATCGGGCTGTTGGGGTTATGGTTGACGGCGGCGGGGTTGCCGATGATGCCATTCAGAAGCGAATGGAAAAACTGCGAGGTCCAGGACATGAGAAATTCCTTAGTGAGAGTTAGGCGGAACAGACTTACAGAGGCTATCGCTACCATTCCAAAGAGCGCATTCAGCTTTGCGTCGATTTTGTAGACCAGGGTCAAAAGCTCCTGCGGCATGGTTATACCTTTCGAGGTGGCTTGGTACGTCGGCCAAGCGACCGCTCTTGATACAGCTCCAGATCGGCCATTGCGCCTTTGCGCCGCAGTTGAAGACGAACGAGAGTAACGCTGCATATTGGCACTCTGTGAGAGTGTCCACGACCTTTGGGCCGAGGACATTGTTGAGCCGCGTCCGTGCAAGTTCCATATCCATCCGCAGATGTGCATCAACCTGTGTATCATTCCACGTTGTAGATGGCGTGACGCCCGTGGTCGATCCCACCCCACAGGTCCAAATGCCCTTTATGTCGCGGTAGGCGGTGTACCGCACACCTTCCTCTCGGCGCAGGAAGGCAATCAGGATGTCGGGGATGGGCCTCAAGACTTAATACACCACACCATCGCCACGTTCACCGGGCGGGTTTCATTGGCAATCGCCGGTGCGCCATAGGTGCCAGAGGTCACTGGAGCCGAGGTCACGGGTTGTGTCCCAGACGCATTCGTCGGGTTCTGATAAACAGCGTTATCGCCGCCAGAGGCAAAGCCCGCATAGACGCCCCCATTGTTCACGGTGGTGACACCGAAGTTATGCGCGTGACCCTGCATGGCAAAGCCTTGGGACGTGCCGATCGCTCGACCCGGGTCCACATTTGCCCCGAGGTCAGCGCCACGGACAAACTGCCCACGGCAGTCCGGAAGGTTGAACGTGGTGGTTCCATCACCGGCCCCCCAGGTGGTGCCGATCACGTTGAACAGTCGTGCGAACGTGGTCCGAGAGACCGCCGAGCCGTCGCAGACCAGCCAGCCGGTGGGTGCAGACGCCATTGCAAACGGAACCACCATGCCAGCCGGAAGGAAGGACGCGTTGCCGATCGCCGTGGTGACAAACTGGGTCGTGGCAATCTTGCCCGAGCTGTCATTGGCTGCGGGAGTAGGGGCCTGGGGAACGCCAGTGAACGTCGGGGAGTTGATCGGCGCAAACCCGGTCACCGTTTGCGGAGCACCCACCAGCCAGACGTTGAGGTAGGTGAACACCTCTCCGGTGGTCAGGGACAGGACGCAGTCGTACGCGATCGACACATCGGCCCATATTTCCGTGGTCTGCGCATAGAAGCGGCCAGCGGCGTTGGACGTTTGCGGATTGGTAATCGGCGTGGACAGGGCCGCGTCGGCGTAGATCGAGGCGAGGGTGGTGGTGCCGGTGTTGTAGACGGTCAGCGTCGCCCCGGAGTTCGGGACGCCAGCCGCCGTCAGTGTCGGTTCGGAAAGCGGGAGGATGAGGCGACCGGATGCCATGTTCTTATCTCACGTTTGAGCCGACAACCGGCGCGGGACCGGGCGCTGCGAAAACCTGGTTGGTTCTGGGATCGAACGCCCAGTGATATCTGCCACCAACCGGGATTGCAGAGGGTTGTTGTTTTCTTCCAATGCTCATGCCAGCGGCTTGACCGCCCACCGCACCGGCAAGCGCAGATTGCGCGGGACGAATGATATTGGAGAGCGTGGTCCTCTGAGCATTGGCAGCGTTGAGGTCCTTGGCCCTCGCCTCCAGTTCGGCAGCCATCTGCTCCTTCGGAAGCGCAAGAACTTCGGCCAAGGCATTAGCGGTGCCAGGCGTGGTGTTCTGTCCCATGCCGCGTTTGATCCAGGCCGGGAAACCCTCAAGGCTTACGACTTGGTTTTTCTGATCCCTGACAAGGCCGGTCACGTTCTGCTTTTGCGTGTCCTTCAAGGACTGCTCCGCTTTCAGCGATTGAACGGCCTGTTCGTTGCCTTCCGGACCCGAGATCAGTTCGCGAACGGCGTTGTGATAGGGGCTGGACGCAATCTTGCCAAAGTTCAGCTTGCCTTGTTCAAGGGCTTGCCCGTGAGCCCCCGCATACCCCTCAATGAAGGCTCGGCGATCGCTCTCGTCGGTGTCCGGATCTTCCCACATCTTTTTAAGTTGCTGGAAGTCGTCGCTGGAGCGACCGGGATTGGCCGCGTCCTTACCCATACTGAACCAATCGGCGTTTGACTTCTTGTCCGCCGAAAGCGAACGCGCCTCCGCAAACCCCGGTATGGCCTCATCCAGGTGAGACAGGATGTTGCCCATGGTGCGAGAGGCTTGCAGGGCTGCTTGAGGGTTAGATCCACCCCTTTGCAAGGCACGGTAATTGTTAACCGCCTCCAGAAGCGTGTCGGTCGTCGGGATGTATTTGGGCTGCTTGATGTCGGGGTTGAGGAAGTCGTCGGCTTGTTTTTCGACGTTCTGCCGTTCGGCCTTCTCCGCAGTTACCTGTTCCTCCGGAAGACGCTCCATGTGCGTGATATCGCCGGTCCGCAAAAACTCGGCCAGATCCGCAGCGCTGAAATCGTGGTGCGTCAGGCCCAGTGTCTGGGTCAGCTCGTTGTTGATCTGATCGTGTGCGGCATCGACCTGACGCCGCTTTTCCATGGCGTCCTGATTTTCCCGCGTTGCCGGATAGTTCTCCTTCGATGACGGGTCGTTCAAATGCTGAATAAGGTCATTATCATCCTCAAACGGCCTTCCGTCAGGCCGCGTGTAGCCAGCATCGTTCACTCTTTCCACCATGCGGTCACCCGACACGGCGTACTTTCCCGTGGGCCTTGAGAGGCCTGGAATGTCCACGATCTCGCCGCCAGCGTCCCGGATGCCGCCCTGTTGGTTCACAAACGTCCGGACGCTTGCACCGTTCATGCGGGGTTTTGCATCGGTCTTCACATATGCTGCAAGTTCGTCTGCCCAATCCTTTGCCTTGGTCGGCTTTGCGGCTGGCGCGGCCCCTTCCGACGGAGCCTCTTCCGGAGTTTCTTCCGGTTCGACATAATCAGGATTGCGAACCCACCCGACGTTTTCAAGAGTTGGGTGCTGCCCCAGAATAGTTCTGGCGGCTTCCACAACGGCATCTCGCCAAGCGGGAAGGACCGCCATGGCTTTGCGGAGCATGGGCGTATTGACCCCGCGACCATCCTTGAGTTCGTCGTAGGCTTGCCGAACCTTTTCCTGTTGAGCCTCTTGGTAGTCGTCGAAGTTCGTATTGGCCTTCGTTACGTCAGTCCCGAGGCCCGCCGACAACCCAGAGGCAACGCGCTGCGAGGGCGCATTCGTGTCTTGTCCCTCATAGGCTTGGCGAACCGTGGGCTCCACCAGCGCCCCGGTCTTGGATGCTTCGCGCAGGATCTTCGGAGCACCTGGAACAACGTCCGCTGCAATCGCGCCAGCGGGGCCGGATCGAACCTGTTCCGGTGTGACGCCTTGCGCGATCAATTCATCATAGGCTTGAAGTCGATTGCGAGGGGTCGGCGTAGCGTTCGGCGGTTCAGTCGGATGCACGGCCCCGCCAAGACCGCCAGCTACCGCGCCGCCGAGCGCCCCGGTTGCCCCAGCCTCCAAAGCTAGTTTGGGGTTCCCGGTGCGGAACAAGGTCAACCCGCCAGTTCCGAGACCCGTCGTCAAAGCACCGGCTATTGCGTGAGAGGTTGCCGTTGCGGCGCGTTGCCCCAAGGTGCTTTCCGCGGCGGGAAGCAAAGGATTAACAACACCGGAAACCGCATTCGCGATGGGCCTGGTGACCGCTCCCGTCACGCCACCAAACGCGCCACCAGCAACCGCAGATCCAGCGATATCTTCCGGGCTCTCTCCCCGAGATGCAGCCTCGCCCGCGCCTTGCGCCGCACCAGCCGCATCGCCGCCCAAAAAGGATTGTCCCAGTTTGCCCAGCGTCGTCGTGGGGGCCTTGATCCAGCCAGCAGCATAACCTGGAAGCTCCAGAGCGCCGCGCTCTGCCAACATACCCAATTTCGCCGGTCCACCTGCAATCGCACCCAGCGTAGACCCAACAATGTTTTGAAACGGATGCCCTTGCCCAAACCTTTCAAGGCGAGCCTGTTCCAAGGCCAGTTCAGCATTATAAGCCTCACCCATGCCATAGCCGGTCGGCTTTCCGATACCGAGGCCCGCGAGCAAATTTTGGCCTCCGGTCAAAAGCGCCTCTGTCCCGCCCGCGACTACCGGCTGCAACCCAAACATGGCCGAATTGGTAACTACATCGCTAAGGCCAACCGGGGCATATCGTTCCGACCGATTGGCCATCTCGCCAATTTTCAGGTTGGCAAGGGCCTGTTCGGGCGTGATTTGAACGGTTCCGGCGGGAGGCTTTCCACCAGCGCCTTGCTGGCCAAGCAATTCCTCGGCGCTCGGCATTCCGTCTTCGGGCGTTGCAGCAGCCGGATTTTGCGCGTGAGCCAAAAGATCTTCGGCAGACGGCATTGGCGCTTCTGGCGTTGCAGATGCAGAAGCCGTAGCGGGGGCCTCACCCGTATATGTGCCGCCGTAATAAAGGTGCTTGCCGATCCGGTAGCCGTCGCCCACCGCAAAATCTGGAACAGCCTTGTACTGACCAGGGTTGGTCTTGTGGAGTTCAGCTTGGAGATCGGGATTGTAATAGAACTGAGCGCCGCCGGTCGGGTCTTCCGACTTGCCGGTGAAGGCATCTTGAGCGGCGGCATAAGCTCTCCGATAGGCGGGGCTTTTGGGATCCACCGAACCCGCGTTTGCCCAACCCGTAAACTGATTGGGGGCAGACACGACCTGATGAGGGGTCAACCCGCTGGAGAGAACACGGTTGTTAATGACGTGCGCGATCGCGTCCGGATTGCCCGCATCTTCAGTGACAATCGTCCTGGCAACGCTATCCAGATCCTGGGGGGTAAAGTCCGTTGCGTCAGCCATCATTTGATCCGTATGACGATCTGATTGCCTTTAGGAAGACCTTGGCCCCAGACAACGTAAGTGTGGCCATCCTTATGGGTAACCGGAGCCGTCAAGGCGGGTGCGGGGGTTTTGCCATCCGGCATGGTGCCAAGATTGACGTTTTCCCAAACCTTGGATCCGGCGATGCCGCGCTTGTAAGCTTCCGTGTTTTGCCAGGCAGTGGCGAGCGCGGCGGGTGTTTTCACGGATTTCGGGTCGGCGTCGTAGGCTTGAGTAAATCTGTTGAAGGCGTCTTCCAGATCGGCGGTCGCCTTGATCTTTGCTCCCGTGGACTTGATGACGTCTGGTTGGCTGTTAAGGGTGGAAACCGCGTTGGTAATCTGACCAAACTCGGCTTGGTTCCGGACCACGGACGCTCCAACCCCTTTGAGCGCCCCAGTTTTTCCAAGCGAAAGGTCTTGATCCAGCAGTTGCGCGTTATTGACATAATCCGAGACTTTTCTTCCCGCACCTGAAAATGGCGACAAGATAGCAGCGGTTTTGCCCGTCAAAGGACCGGAGCTTTGTGCACTTTCAGACATGATGCGAGATCCAAGGTCCTGCATTTGCCTGATTTGATTAATGCGATCAGAGGCATTCGCAGAGCTAACCGTTCCAGAATAATCTGTGGCTTGCTTCTCCATGATTTTTTGTTCGGCAACGCCCGGGCCTTGGGCACCTCCGCCGCTCTCAAGGAAGCCAAGTTTGGGCACAACTTTCTTCCCGCCGCCGGGGGTGGGAAGCTCAATCGTTTCTCCAGCCGCTCGGCCAAGTGCAGTTGCAGTTTCTTTGGCCCTGGTCGGTTCGGTCAAAGACCAACCCAGCTTGTCCTTGACCGCCTGAGGGGCGCTCACAAACCGCCGATAGTCCGGTCCTGAAAGCGTGATCGGTTTATCCTCTTGGTCATAAACCGTGCCGCCCTTGACGTCTTGTTCGCCAGAAAGTTCCGCCTGTTTGACGAGACCGGCCTTGGCAACCTCCGTCGGAAGAAGACCTTGAGCCTGTGCAACGGCTTGAGCGGTTTTGATCGGGGCGGTGGCGCTTTCGGTCAGCGCGGCTTGTGCGGGTGCGGCTCCGAATTGCGCCGCCCTCTCAAACGCTTGCGCCAGCTCCGGAACGCCGCTCAATGCGCTTCCCATCAAGATAGGAGCTACTCCGCCTCCGGAAATAAACTGACGCGCTCGTTCTGATCGGTTCAAGGCGGCGTTTGTCGCACCATAGGTATTTTGTTGTGGCGCGGGGGCTTGACCAGATGACGCATTGTAAGCCGCCAGGTGCTTGTCATGCACCTGTTCAAGGTGCGGCACAGACAGATCTCCCAAGTCCGCCTTGATGGCATCTTCCGGCAAACCCATGGCCTTGTACCGCGCCGCCGCGTCATCAGCGATCGACTGCTTCTCCACGGGGTCGTTCGTCGCAAGCAATTTTTGCGCCGTGGCAACAGCATCCGCGTGAAAATCGGCCAGTTTCGGATTAGCCTCCGGGTTCGGCTGTTGCGGTTGCTGCGACTGTTGCGGCTGCTCGCCACCACCCATAAGGTAGGCTTGAGCGGCAGCGATCTGTTGCGGCAATTTTTGCAGGGCCTCAACCTTGTAACGAGTGAAGGCAAGGTTCTGCAAAGCCGTGGCTTGGTCGATGGCTCCTGCACGGATAGAGCCCTGAAGGGCTTTGTTCATGCTATCGGGGTCGTTGAGGTCAATGCCCTGCAAGGCCCGCAGACCGCCTTGAGCGGCTTGTTGCTCAAAACCCTTTTGAATGGACCCGGCATAATCGGGCGTCGTCAGGCCGAACGGTTGAATTGTGATGCTGTCGGACATTGGCCTTAACCAGCTAGCTGAGCGGTCATGAAGTTCATGTTTTGCGCCGGAACAAAGCCGCTTGTGTCAAATGATGAGGGTGCAACGGTCTGGTTGTAAGCCCCCGTATTAACGGCGTTTGAATTTGGCTGTATAACTCCACCTTTTCCAAACCCGCCGACAAACGAAGACAAACCTGGGGCAATGGCTTGGCCGACCCCATTGATCGCTCCAGTAAGCGCGTTGGCATTGGCAATGGCGGCAGATCCGGCCATGCCCGCCGCATTGTTGCGGAAGCCGCCGACCTGTTGAACGTAGTTTTGGCCGATCGAACCAAGCTGACCGGCACCGCTCAACCCTTGTCCGCTAAGGTTATTCAGTTGCCCCATATACCCAGAGAGCGCGTTACCGGCCATGCCTTGGGCATAGTTGTTCAAGGCCTTCATGGTAGCCCCGGAGTTGAACGATTGCGCGTTGGCAGACTGAACGCCTTGAAGGCCCTGGTTCAGAAGAAAATTATAATTTGTGGAGTTGCGGAATTGATCGAAAGCGTTATTTGCCGTTTGCGGGTTCCCGCCAAGCCCGAGAAGACCTAGCGTCTCATTGGTCGCCGTCTGCCCGCCCTGAATGAACGGGTTGAAGTTATTCGTGGTCTGACCATAGACCTGATCGGCGGTCGCAATATTTGCAGAAGACGCCCGCTGTGCCGCCTTGTTTGCGGCATCCGCTGCATCGCTTTGGGCTATGCCGCCGATAATCGAGGAGCCAGCACTGACGGCGGCAGGAAGGGCGGCGGCGGCTGCGGCTGGCATGGATCATCCCAATTTTCAGGAGAAAGGGAGGTCTCGCACTTTTAGTGCGTCCATGCGCCCATCGACCAATTGTATCACCGCATCGCCTATATCCACAAGCGGTGGGTTCGCAGAGACGGCAATTGCCGACTGATACCCGGCAATTGCCGCCCAGCGGTTATAGAGCGCAATAGCCTTGAGTATGTTGCCACATCTAATCCCCTGGATAGTTGCACCAACCCAGCGGTCATGGATCTCGTCATCGGCGTGGGAACCGTGGGGGCGTTTTTCTTCCATCATGTCATGGAAGGCTCGGCCCTCTTCCTCCAGACCGGGAGCGCGGGAAACCCAATCCTCATAGGCAAGGCTCATGAACGAACCGCCAACCAACCGACCGTCCAGACGGAAGAAGGCTTCCCGGCGGAAACTGAACCTGAACCCGGCGAGTTTTGCCCAACTTGCCGCTTGAAGGGATCCGTCCGGAACGAGCGTCGTTACGGTCAGGCAATCGGTTGCAAGGAACATGAACGCAAAACCTTCGCGCATTAGGCGAAGCATGGGCTTTCCGCGATCTGCGGGCATGGCAAGAGTGTGGGCCTCATAGAGCCCGTTGCCCTTATTTACCAGAATATAGCCGCCAAGCCCCCGATCAGTCAGGAAGCAGAAATTTGCAGGGTTTTCGACGACGTTGGAGAGGTCGATCGCATCGCCTTCGGTATAGCCAATCCACGGCCTTACATCAGGATGGGAGGCTATGCGGTTGAGCTCCGCCGCGTCGAAGGTTCGTCTCATCAAGCCGTCCTATGCCAAGCACCATTGTTGTAGACATAGGTGGTGTAAGGGCTGGTGGTGGTATCGTAAAGGACTTGCCCCTGAGACCCGGCCAAGGTGCCCGGTGCGCCATTGTTGAAAACGGGGGGATAGACCGCGTTTACGTCCGTTACGATGTCCTGAAAGAACCGCCTCCACGGCAAAGTCATTTGCCCGTCAGGGGTGGTGATCTTCACCGTGGAGTTCGGAACGCGAAGGAATGTCGTCATCAGACCCGAGCCTCGTTGACCGAAACGCCTTCCACCGTGACGTTGACCGCGTCGGAGATGGCAAACTCAAACAGGCGTCCGGGCTGCTTGACGATGCCCAAGGACCTCCAGGTGGATTTGTAGCTGTAGGTTCCAACAAATCCCAGAGATCCCGGCGTCCAGCTCGTCCAGGTCCGTCCACCATCGTCGGAGTACCGCATTTCCACGATCGGATTGGGCGTGGAAGACGTGGCGACCCCTCTCACGCACTGTAACGAAACATTGTGGACTTTGTGAACTCCGCCGCCGACCCAGATGGAGGCCGAAACCACCACTTGCATGGAACGGCCATCGTCGGTGTGGTTCTTCACGTCCAGAAGATAGATCGATCCATCCTGGTGTGACCCCAGATAGATCATCTCACCCTGTCCGGAGGCCACCGAGGCAAGGAACACGTCTGGTTCATACTGGAGGCCGGTATAGGTGCCCCACCGTGCCCACTCCTGCGTCTGGCAGTCGTAGCAGTAACTTTCCCCCAGGGAGGGAAGATTGAAGATATAGAACGCATGGCCCTCGACGCTGAAGACCATTGCCGTCAGTTGGGATATTGCGTCCCCGGCTTTTTGCAGACGGTCCTCGATGAAGGACGTGGAAATCCGGATCGGGATCTGCGAGGTCCGGTAAACGGTGAAGTTGTCACCGACCCAGAAAAGCGAGTTGTCCAGCTTCTTGACGGAGGCTTGGGAGGCACAGCCCCGCGCATAGGTTCGACCGGGGGAGAGGGCAAACGGAGCCGCCAGGGCTCCGGTATAGTCCCATATTTCCACAGAGGTCTGGCCGAAAAAATATAGCTCTTCAGCAAGGACGTAGGACTGCACGATCTGGTCGGGCGAGGTCTGAGCCGATGAGAAATTCAGGGCATTGATCGTCCCCGGCTGGCCTACGCTGGAGAAGAAGAACGTATCGGACCCCACCACCGGATAGACAAAAATGTTGTAGAGGACCGACACGCCGCTGAACGGGGGCAGGGGCGATACGAAGTCGTCAAAGGTCGCCTGAACCGTCAGCGTGGTGCCATCATAGATATAAAGCGCCCCACCGGAAACCAACGCCAGAAGCCCATTGGCAGCGGCCATCTGCGGGTTGGTGGAATAAGCCACCGAACCGATCAGGGTGTTGTTGCGGTAAAACTCACTCCCCGAGACCGTGAAAAGGTCGCCGTTGAACAAACCAGGTTGCTCAAAGGACGCAAGGATCGGGCCGGTACCGTTTACATATAGGGGGGTGAGGCCGGGGCGAGCCGTCCTGATAGCTTCGGTCGGCCCGCCCGGTGACTTCTCGATATAGGCGTTGACGAGCCGCGTCTGAGGAAGATCGACCCTGGGGCGTCCGTAGTTGGCGGTCGTCAGGGAAATCTGCATCTATCAGCCCGCGCTGACGCTAAGGACGCCCGCATTGTTCCAGAGAGCACCGGCGATCGCTGGATTGTTGGTCGGTAGATTGGGCATAAGGATCAAGCCGTTGATGCCCGTTCCGGTGCCAAGTGAAAACGTGATGTTACCGCCGCGACCGCCGCCACCGTTTCCGGACGTCAAAAGGAGATCGCCGCCGTCTCCAGCGCTGTTACCCCCTCTGATCAAGACGCCAGTGCCTACCGAGCCAGTAGAGTTTCCCGCTGCAACGGTCACGCCGCCGCCTTGAGCGCCATTACCGCCCGTGATCAGGACTTCGCCGCCATTCTGGGTCGGCGAATTACCGCCCGAAACGCCAATGTTGCCGCCGCCTGACGGAGAGCCCGGAACAGCAAAAATGTTGCCTCCGTCTCCACTGGGCGATCCTCCAGCGCTAAAACCCGCAACTCCGCCAGTGCCGGAAGTCGAATATCCGGCCACAACAAAAACTGCTCCGCCGCTGCCTGAAGTCGAGTTTCCACCGGCTACCGCAACACCGCCGCCATCATTCGTTGTCCCGGTGGCACCTAGAACATTGGCGTTAGGGTCGCCGTTGACCGTGCTTCCACCACCGCCGCCACCGCCGTTCGGGAAGGTCGCGGGACCGCCATTCGGACCAATGAAACCATCGGCCACGACATAGCCGGTACCTTCATTGTTTGAGAAAGAAGATCCACCCGAGACGGTCATGTGATTGTTCCTTAAAGGACGGCGGGGCCAAACTGCCAATCGGCAGAGGTGGTAGAGATGAAAATGCCAACATTTTGGCTCGGCAGCGAAACAGCCGACGTGGATCGGTTGATCGTCTGACCCCCATAGGGGAACACGGCTAGCGCATTGGACGAGAAGCAGATCACGAAAACAAACGTCCCAGGAAGAACCGTGCTTGCGTCGGGCAGCTTCACGCTGTCAGCAGCGGTGGCAACCGAAACAATCGCAAGACCCGGCAGAAGCTGGGTCGCATTCGTCGCACCACCACCCGCATGGGCAGTCACCGACCGTGGGGTGATCTGGAACGCATTCGGAAGCGGGGCGGGAAAGTAGGTCGGGGAGTTCGGGTTGGCGTTGTTCAGGGGGCCGACGAGGCCGTCAGTGCCGACATAGCCGGTCCCCTGATCATTCGTAAATGAAGTCGTCATTTTTTCACCTCGGGCAGCGGGGGCAGCGGCTTTTCGGCCTTGAGAGCGTCCACACAAGCCCGATACCAAGCGCCAGAGGGGGCGTTTTGTTGCGGCGGCTGTTCGGCGCGGGGCGGCGTTTCTTTTGCGCTCATCGCCCGCCCTTCCGATTATGCGTGTAACACGCCTTCGAGGAGATGCCCGGAGCGCAGGACCAGCCGGTCTCGGTCTGTTTCTGACCGATATTGACCGTGCGGGGGGTCGCCATCGCCGGAATGCCCATTGCGATCGATTTGTGATAGTTGATCGCCTTGTTGGTCCCGGGCGTCGGACCCGGCGTGTTGAAGATGTTGGCCGATCCAGAACGACCGGCCTTGGTTTTCATAGAGGACATGGGGAGCCTTTCAAGGCCGGTCGCTGGAAGGGAAGGCGATTAAGCCTTGTGGCCGTGGTGGTGAACGTGGTGGTGAACGTGCACGACCTTGTGGGCCTCATGCTTGCCACCGTGCATGGCGGTATGCGCCTTGTGGCCACGGTGTTCGGCCATCTTTTCAGCCTTCATGACCGCACCGCGCTCATGCATCTTCGGCTGGTGGGCCTTGGCCTTATGCTCATGACGCTCTTCGCGCATGTGAGCGGCGTGGCCGGTCTTCTTCTTCGCCATATGCTCACGATGAGCGGCGGTCTTGTGTTCCTTGTGCATCTCGCTTTTCCTTTCATCGCCCTTCATTGGGCTTTCACCATCATGGTGACCGGCCCCCAGGATGCGGTTGGCCTTGGCCTTGATCTTCTCAGCCGAGCCTTCCGACAACTTGCCCGCCTTCACCATCTGCGTCGCCCGCGCTTTTGCGTTGGCGGCATGGCTCTTGTCGGGCATGGGGTATTTGCGTTCGCCAGGCATACCAAAGGTAGAGGCTTTCAAGCGGTTGCGCCGGTTTGCGTTGAGAGTTGCCACAGCGGTCTCCGTTCTGATTACCCAAGGGCAACGGTTGCGAGGGTATACCGATTGATCCGTACCCGCAAGTTAGCGGGGTTGGACCATCGGGGGTCTGTATTGCAGCAGTTGAATGCTGCGCTCGTTCTCCATGTAGAGCTGCACCAGCGCCCAGCCCGTAATGGCGACAACCAAGGCCCATGCACCCTTGGTCAGAGATTGGAGCTGTTCTTCCATCTTGTTCACCTTGGCATATAGCGTTTGGATGTCGTTTTCCATGACGGCCACTCGTTCACCCAGAGTTCTCTCGGTAGTCAAGCTCAGCCCCCCAGTCGGCGCAATGAAGCGTCAGTTACATTCTACTCTCAGGTTGGCCCCATAGCCACGATCTGCGTCGCCGTGGTCCCGGTGGAAAGCACCTTGCTCACCTGGACCCAGATGTACGAACCCGCCGGAACCGCCTTGAAGATCACCGAGGTCGGAGACGGCTTCCCATTCTGGGCGAAAGGCAGGACCGCCACATCTCCGGTGCCCCCGACATAAAGGTAGAAGGCATTCAAGACCGTCGTGTTCGACGGCGTGACCGCATAGGCATTGATGGGCAGGAGGGATGCGTTGAAGGCCATGTCTATCTCCAGAATTTGCCAGAGCCCCGTTTACCCCAGGGACGTATCATCACTGAGGTCGGGCGATCGAAGTTGAGTAGCTTGCCGTAGAAAACCTGAGCCCGCTGCTGGATGTTCTGCGACGTGGCCGGGTCGGCCATTGCCACGGCTTCGTCATCCATCAGGCGATCCGCGAGGTTATAGATCACCCCTTCGGTCCATTCGTTGGGAACGTCCACCGGATCGGTCGGGACAAGGACGTTGTTCACCGACCGGCCCACCGTGCAATTCAACGTCCCGCCATAGGTGGGAGGAGGCCAGAGATAAAGGTTGGAGGCGTTTTCCTGTTTGTCGAACATCACCACTGACGGCCCCGAGGTTGTCCCGGCGAGCTTGTTCGGAAGGGTCTGATAATCGACGTAGGTAAATATGCCCATAGGCCGCTCAAAAAGGTTCGGGGCGGGCGTTACCACCCACCGACCCTCTTCAAAGCCCATGATGAGCGGGGTAATGGAAACTGGGTTCCCCGGGACGCCCTGCATGGCACCCACCGTCAGAGACAGCTGGGTCTGGCGGTAGAGGTTGATGCCATCGGCTTGCCAGCCCATGAGCATGGCATTCAGGGCTATGATCCCTTGGGTAAACTGATCGTCGGTCGGCACTCCCCCAGACGGCAGCACACCCAAGATCCGATAGGCCCGGGTGATGAACTGACCAGCATTGAGGGAAAAGGTTGTGGTCATTTTCAGTTTCCCAGATACTTTCCGAAAAATAACATATTTTCATATTGAACATAGCTAGTGCCTACGCTTCTAGGGTAGGCATCCGCACATAAAAGCCATATTTTTTGCCCCGCATTAGCGTGAACTATAGTTGTTCCCGCTACATATAAACTGGGCGCGGCTTTATTAGTGCCATAATTTGTTATGGGCGGTAGGCTGTTATTTACCGTGAAACTATTTCCGGCAAGGCCGTTTTGCGGAGTAGTCCCAACCACCAGAACGATCCCGACCTCAATGAACACATTGGTGGAAGGCAGAGAGGTGGCATCGGCGCTATCAACCTGGGTCGTGAAATAGCCCACGGCACCAATTTCGTAATAGCCCGTTGTCGGTGCCACATAATAAATCGTCGTACCAGCCACCCCGGGAAACGGATTGCCAAACGCCAGCCCGTTGGCGGTGTCAAAGCTCGTCGTCCAGGTTGTTGCGGGAGCCGTTGGGGGAAGTCCGGTGAAGGGCAAAGACGTTTGGGAAGCGAAGGTGCCAAACGTTGAAAAGCCGACAAACGACGATGAACCGCCACCTGGGATATTGACGGTCACGTTGCCGGTGCTGGCGTCCGTGACGGTCACCCCGCTCCCAGTAAAGTTCAAGGTCGTGGTTGCAGCATCGACAACCGTACCGCCCTGCTTAACTGTCAGGGCGCTCCCGCTGGAGATGGTGGAATATTCTGCATACATGGTGCCCTGACCCAAGCGGTCGATGACAAACGCATCGGTAGCGATCAGGCTGGTGGCTTGTGGGTACTGGCGAAACTGAGGCATTGGTTTCCCTTAAGATTGCGCCCAATAGAAAATCGTTGCCTGTCCATGGGTTCCAGAAGGCGGCGCTTGGCCGCTTGTATATGTGTTGTTAATGCAGAAGCCCACGGCTGTAATTGTGCCAAGATATGCCGTTATGGACTCCTGATAAAACGCCAGCCATGAATACCCATTAAGCGAATATGAGTAAGTCAGATTTGTTCCGTTATTTGTAACACGGAAAAACGGATACATTTGTCCGGTCTGCCAGAATGGTTGACCGTTATAGGTCGTGTTGTTCGCCCAATAGTCGATCTTTACACCACCAGTGCCTTGCGCAGCATTGCCTATGGTTACAACTTTTGTCCCGTCGGTCAGGAACAATCCCGCAATCATATTTGCCTGTTGAATGAGTGGAGAACTCATTCCCAGGGTGAATGTGTAGGGCGTGGAACCCGGTACTGAAACGCCGTACCCAGTGATGTTGTCGCTGTTGCCGAAAGTGCCGCTGTCGAACAGCACACCCACTCCCGCTTGGGTCGTCTTGCTCGTTGGCGACCCCAGCGTATAGGTGAAGGTAGAGGCAACCGGCACATTGGCCAGTGCTGGAATGCTCGGCAGTGGCCCAACCTGTTGCCAGCCGCCATTGTCGTAAATGTATGGCGCGTAGGAATTGGCGCTGTCGTAATAGCGATAACCCTCTTGAGCCGCGATCAACGGTGCTCCACCGGCAATCGTGGTCGTTTCTCCGGTAACCATGTTGGCCCCGGCCACGTTGTCCACGAACACCGAGCAGATGTAATAGTCGCCCGACACATTGTAGGCGATCGACTGAGCGCCCGCCGTGCCGACCGTGGCGGTGTAGATCGCCGCCTTGATGTCTGCGAAAGTGTTGGTCTGCTGAAGCGTTCCGGGCGTGACCGAAGTGATGTTGCCGGATCGGACCGTGGCAAAATGCACCCCGAGGTCATTGACCTGAACCGTGTTCGCACTGGTAAGCGTGGTGCTGCCATCGGCATTGCCTTGGGTGTCGCGGACGGTTGCAGCACCCTGAAACGTCACCATCTGGCAGATGGCGTTATAAGAATTGTTGAAGGCCACCGTCACATACCCGGTCGCAATATCGCCCGAGGTCAGCGTCTTGCTGAAGGTCGCGCCCTGAATACCGGAAGCGCCCGCACTGTTCAGGGAAGTCCATCCGGATGGCGGACCAGAGGGTCCATAGCCGCCCGCACCGTTCAGGATTGCAAAATCACCCGCGACCGTTCCGGCGGGGAAAGGTACGTTGAAGCTGTTGGAAGATCCGGAGACATAGGAATATCCCCGCACCGGAGGCGGCACCAATGTGGCAACGGCATTGTAGATCGAAATGTTGGCAGTCGTGCCGCTTCCGGTGACAACCGCACCCTGCTGAAAGTTCAGCGTGGTGAGCCCGGTGACAACCGTGGACCCGGCTTGCTGCACGTTGATGGACGACCCGCCGCCGCCAGAAGCGTTGATGGTCTGGTTTGGCCATGAACCCGTGATCGTGACATTGGTGCCCGGTACCAAAGAGGGAGTTGCGGTGCCCGTTCCCCCGTTGGCAACCGCAAGGGTGCCCCCAGCGGTGATGGTCCCGGAGGTAGTGACTGGGCCACCCGTAAAGGTGAGGCCCGTTGTTCCCCCGGAAACATCCACCGAGGTCACGGTTCCGGACCCACCGCCACCGCCCGTGGCATTGATTGTCTGGTTCGGCCATGTTCCGGAAATGGAGACATTGGTTCCCGCCACCAGTGAAGGCGTTGCGGTGCCGGTGCCGCCATTGGCAATGGCGAGCGTTCCGCCAAGGGTCAGGGTGCCATTGGTCGTGATCGGCCCACCCGTGAAGGTAAGCCCCGTTGTCCCACCACTGGCATTTACCGACGTTACGGTTCCACCGCCGCCACCGATCGTGAGGTTGCTATACTCGATATAGAACGTGCCCTCGCCCAAACGGTCGATTATGAAGGCGTCGGTCGCATCCGGAATAAAGACCTGGGGGTACTGGCGGATCTTGGGCATTAACCGGCTCCAGGGACAGTCGGGGCGGGAATGACCCCGGTCTTGAAGGTGATATCATCCTGGATGACATTTGCCCCAGTCGGGACTGTCTGGCCGGGAAGGGTCGGGATAGGCGGCAGAGGCGGGGGCGGGCTTACCGGACCCACATCAAACAGCCCCCCATCATCTGCAATGACCGGCTCATCGTTGTCATCGATGAACTGAAATTCCACGTAGGGGATCGGATCTTCGATAAATTCCTTCGGAGACAAGGCACCGATCGGAAGCGTCTGCCCATTGGGCATCAGCGGAGGCCCACCATTGGGAGCAAAAATTCCGCCCGTTGCCGGATGCAGATAGGTATCGTCCGAAAGCCTGTCAGGATTGTCCTGAGGTGGCCTCGCATCGAAGAACGGAATGCCTTCCGGATAGACGTTCGGAGGCATCATCTGAGGCGGACGGGGATCAATGCAGACGGGACAGACCCTGAGGTTCGTCCACTCTGTCAGCATGTCCCCCCGACGCCACCGCTGGGAGCAGCGGTCACAGGTAAACCATGCGTTGCCTGAACGCCAAGTATTGACGGTCGCGCACCGCATGGCTCACCCCTTTGCGCCTGATCAGAAGCCCGGCGTTCCGTACACGCTTCTCCAGTCGGCCACTGAAGCCACGAAACGGGCCGTGGTCTTGGCCTTCAGGTTTTCGGTGTCAAAGTCGTTGTCCTTCTCAAGTTCCGGATAACGACGCCAGATGGAGACCAGACCCTTGTTCTTCTTGGTCGAGGTCAGAAGGAACCAGGCTTGCGTGGCTTCAACGCCAAGGTACGGGTTGACGATCGCGCCTTCCGGGATCAGGCCCATCTGCTTGATGGCATTGATATCGTTGTTCGCGGTCGAGGTCCGAAGCTGGCTTTCCAGAACGCGGGTCGCGTTGAACATGTCAGCGGCGGAAACCTGGAGCTTCCGGGGACGGAGCGAAATCTGCAAGCCACGGGAGTTCTGAGCCAGATAGATCCGCTTGATCATGTCTTCCAGCGAAGCTTCCGAGAAGTCCGCGTTCACGGTCGGAAGGTTGGACTGCGGACCCGACTTGGTAGGGTGGTTGGCCGAGAAGAGCGGCTGACCGTCGCCGTAGACATACGAGCTGGAGAACCCGTTGATGAACACGTTGGCGTGGGTCAGTTCGATCGTGGTGTGCATGGAGAACGCAAGGCTCTCGGCACGGGGCATGGAGACTTCCGTATAGAGGTTGTCTTCAAGCTCTTCACGGGTCACCTGATAACCCAGGGCCAGCACCGTCGGCGTTGCCAGGGTGGCATAGCCTTCGCTGTCGGCGTCATAAGCGATCGGGGCGCTTTCCGACTTGGTTTGGGCCAGACCAAAGCCTGTGGCCTCGATCAGACGCTCGGTGGCGAGTTCACCGTCGATCTCGTCAAAGATCTGCGGGTAGATATCCGGAAATTCGTCGTATTCCAGACCGAACCATTCCAGAACCCCCGGCCAAAGAGCGTCGGGGTGATTACTGCGTGTAATAACTGCGGCCATCTTAGCCTCCTAATGCTGCTTGAGGGCTTAGATGCCCGGCTGGGGTTGAATTTCGGTCGAGCTGTTCAGGCGAACAATGTACTTCGCATAGGGAAGCGTGGGATCGTTGTTCGGCTGTTGCACCAGACCAATGATGTTCACCTGACCCTGGTTGGCACCGACGTTTGCCGAACTCAGCGTCCAACCAGACCAGCCGGTATAGGGGTTGCCCGCACCCGCAACAAGGGTGGTGGACTTGCCGATGCTGGTTTCAGCAATGACGTTGGTGCTGTCCACCTGGATCTGCCACTGGCTTTCAAAGTCATCATTGACCAGGACATACCAGTCGTAGGGGGTGGAGGCCGGGCGATAGAGCGGACCCGGCGAACCGGCCAGACCCCAAAGACCCGGCTGCTGATTGGTAGCACCAGCGGGAAGGACGCCCACGAAGCCACAGACCACCCCGGTGATGGGATTGCCGACCGTGGTTCCGGAATAACCGGCAGAAGCCAGATCGACGCCATTGACGCCGTTCAGACCGGTACCGGCGAGTTTCACCACCGGGTCGCCAACATAGATGGCATTGGTTTGGGCTTGCGGGACGTAATAAGTCCGGAGGCTGTCGCCCCACTTTGCGGCGTCAAGGCGACGAGTGACCTGAAGACCGTAGGGAGTATTAAGGTTATTCGCCACCTTGAGGCTCCTATTTCTTGCGCGGAAGGGGACCACGACGACGCTGGGCAGCGCCGCCTATGGAGACTTGGGTTTTAGGGACGTACGCATTGCCAGCCAAATTGGCGGCTTTGCCCTCAAGGCTTTCCACGTCCCCGTTGTAGACGATGCCTCGCATCATGTCCTCGCGGAACTGGACCGCCTTTTCCTGGTCTTCCTCAAAATAGGCCCGAGGCTTCTTGAGGAGGTAGGAATAGATCGGGTTGCCATTCTTGTCGCGGCCCGTCAGCATACGGATACGCTCGGCGCTCTCGCTGTCGGTGGTGCCGCTGTCGAAGCCCTTGATTTCACCGGCCCCCACATGATCATAGTCGTCGCTATGGGTCGCCATACGCATACGACCATCTTCGTCATTTACCCAACGGTAGACAAAGTTTTCCAGATCAAGCTGGTCGGGCTCGAAGATATCAAGCTTGAATTGAGCCATGCGGTTGAGATTACCGCCACGACGGCGACGACGGGTTGCGGCCACCTGATCGGCACGGTCAACCGGGCCGCGTTCGGGATTAAATTCAGGCACCGTACTCATCGTTCATCACCCTTGTTTGCCCAATAGGACGCTGCAAGTCTGGCTTGCGCGTCCGCTTCAGACAGATTGTGTGTCGCCATCTTCTTGACGAACTTGCTCAACTGCACCCGGTCACCGGACGGAATGTCATTCCATCCATTGGACTTCGATGACCTCGGCGGCGTCCCACGGTTCCCGGGCTGAACGCTCGGAGGTTTGCGGATCTCGCTCAAGCGACGCATCTCCGGTTCCTCCCGGTCCGTGACCGAGAAATGCTCTGGAAAACGTCGCCTCACCTCGGCCTCGGCTTGCTCCAACTGGTCCTCAATGCTGGCACCCTTGGCTGCCTCCTGATCGCAGATCGCAGCGGCCACCATGCGGGCGGCGGGGTCTTCATTGAACCAACTGTTGCGGCCTATCCAGGCTACCGTCCGGGGATCAGGTCCTGCATTCTGAGCCACCTGTCGGGCAGCTTGAACAGCCAGTTCCTCATTTCCGGTCCGAGCCGCTTGACGCAACTGAATTTCGGCCTCTTCTCTCGCACGACGACGCGCTTCTTCGATCGCGGCATCTGCGGCCTGACCCGTCCGCTTGAGACGGTCTTTCAGGTTGTCGATCTTTTTGGTGGTGGTATCGAGGAACTCATCCGCCTCAACCCAACTTGAGGGTTCTCGCGTCCATTCCTCTAGAGGGACCCATCCCATTCGCCTTGCGACGGATCGGGCAACATCCAATTCGCTTTGTGCAATCGGACCTCTTTTGGATGATTGACTTGAACTCTCTTCGTCGTCAAGCGGCTCTTGTACTGGCGACACAACATCTTGTGCCTCATCGCCCACCTTCATACCTGTTTCGCGGGCACGATACCGATCAGGACGGGGCATGGGTCACCTCCTCGATGATACCGGAAATGTCCTTGTCCTTGACGATGCGGTAGGTGCGACCATCCTGTCCTTCAAAGGTCGCACCGGCATACCGGGCAAACCACACGATGTCTCCGACCTGGGGAGGTGCGGAGCCATCGGGCCAGCGGTCATAGTTGAAAGCAACTGGAGAGACGCGGATGATGCGACCCACCTGTTGAGCATCACTCATCCGTTCACGGGTTTCGTCTGCAATATGGATGGAACCAACCTTTGCCGCCATTTCAGCGGGGGCAATGACCACATTGTATTCGGTCGGCTTGAACCCTGGATGACAATCATCAAGCAGGGGAACAGACGTCAGGGACACGTCCCCGATCTTGCCAAGCGTCGGAATGCCGACAATGCCTCTGGGGGCTTGCGGCAGGGGAGAGGTCAGGCCCTTAGGCTTGAAGGATGTTGACATAATCGTCTCTCTTGGAAAGTGAGAAGGAACGGTAGGCTTCGGCAAATGCCTTGTACCGGGTGAGAATAAGGGGATCGCAGGTTCCTTGGTCCCAGCTTAGTTGAGCCCATTCTTTCTGGTACCGATCGGCAATTTCGTTCATGGCCGTTGCCACATAACCCGTTACCGGGTGGCGGCACCATGCTGCAAACTCATCGTAGGTCGGTACGAAAGTGAAGGCTGTCGGTTCAGGAACGGCGTCCTTGAACCTCTCATCAGGTGATGGCCGCGCTTGGCGGTTGGGTGGCATTGTTCGCTCCTTCCATAGGGGTCATTAAGCCCCCGTTTAATAGCTCCTCGGATTTTCCGTGAAGCTCATGGGTATCAACGGCGGCCAGGCCGACCTCTCTCAAGGTTCTGGCGTGGTTCAACGTGCCTTCCGCTTTTGCCTTGACGGCTTGAGCCATCTTAAGCTGGCTTGCGGCTTGCTTTTCCTGGATCTGCGCTTGGGCCATGCCCGTTTGAATGGGGTTCGGTGGCACATCGGCAATGAACCTTTCGGGCCGATCGATATCCATCACATCCAGAGCATCCAGGATGAGGGCCTGTGCAGACTTGGCCTGTGTCATGCCAGCGGCCTGTCCCACCGGGCTTTCGGCCATCTGGATAAGAGTTTGAATGCGGGAGATTTTCTGCATCTTGGTAACTACAGAGGGATCAGCAACAGGCTGGATGTCCGTTCCATCCCCCGCAAAATCGTCGTCGAAATTCCCGCCGGTCAATTCCTGGTAATGGAACTTGTCCTCATCCGTCGCATAGCGTTTCATGGTCCGATAGAGGATGCGGAACTCGTCGCGGAAGCCTCGGTAAACCCGCTTGTAGATCGAGGAAAACACCTGGAGGGCCTGGTTCTGCAAGGCCAAGGTTGTCCCCACGGGGGCGGTGGTGGCTCCGTCTCCGGTAATGACATCCTTGATGGAGGCAATGTCCTTGGCAGCGCCCAGGAGCATATCGAGAAGCTGCATCGTCACCCCGGACGGATGGGGAACGGTTCGCTCATAAATGGCAGCACGAACATCGGCTCCTGGAGTTGAAACCGTCTGATATTCACCCGGTCTGAACCATATGGAACCGCCCTGTCCGGAGCCCGTAAGTCTCAGATTTGACCCGATAAATCCACCACCGGCGATCTCTGCGTTACCAGCATCCATCAGTTGGTTGATGGATGTGTCGATGCTGTCGGTGATGCTCTCCAAAAGCCTTGCAAAACCAGTGGCATAGAAGCCACCACGGGGGTCTGGAAGGAACTTGAAATCCGCAAAGGGCATGTCCCGATCGATGCGGACGATCTTGCGGTCCCTCTGGTTGATGATGACGTCTTCCATCCCATAGGCGGGTTGGAGGGAAAGGACCTGTTGGGTGTCTACGTCAACGGTAACAATATAAGGCTCCGGAAGACCGTCGCCATCAAGATCCTCCAGACGATGCTGTTCAATAACCAGCCGAGGAGTTTCAGGATCAGCACCCATAGAAGGCAGTTCAGTAGCACGATACCGACCACTACGCTGGGCCTGTTCAATCTCATAAGGATAGAGGTCAAAGTCATGGGTGATCCTCGGGCACCGATAGATGGACTTCGTTCCGGAGTGAACCGTAAGCCGCAAGGGTGCCACGTAGTCCGAACAGAAGCCTTCATCTCCGCGATAGATTTTCTTGAAGCCGCTTCCGGTAATGGGAAGCTGGTTCAGCATCAGATCGGTCTCGCCTTCCCAGTCTTCCATCTTATAAAAGATGGTCCAGTTCATGAAATGGGCAACTCTTTCCCCCCGGGCATTTTTTGCCCGGGCAGCAAGTTCCATCATGTCGCTTTGCTGCTGGTCGGCTTGCATGGCCTGTTGGCTGGCCTGAGCATCCTGCGGATCAGTAGGCTTTGGGCCAAGGCTTGCAATTTCACCCGGAGACGGAGACTTTGACGGGGGATTGAAGACCTTGATGCCGACGGCCTTGTCGCCCTTCACCAATTCAGGATAGGCCCGTGCGGCCCACTGTTGTGAAGCCTGAGTGAGAATGGGATAGTGGATGTCCGAAGCGCCGTCCCACGGATAGTTCTTCTCATCGTCCTCGTCGGTATCCTGGGAGGCCAGGTTGAGCCCCCGGTTGGCTGTCTCTCGCCACTTCTCATTCGATCCAAGATCGGTACGCCATTCGCGCACGGCATTGACGCCTATTTCCTGGACCTGGCCTTCAGAAAGGAGGTCGGTGATATTTCCTCCGGCCATGATGAAGGACTGAAGGAGTTCCAGTTGGCCTTCAAAATTGTCCTCGGGCTCTTCCATATCTTTTTCGTCGGTGAACATGGGAATGAGGCCCGATCGCACCGGCATGGCGTCGGGGATCTTGGCTTCTGGAACGGGGAGGGGACGGCGTTGAACCGTCTTCATTCCAACGGACTTGGGCTGTCTCATCTTGTGTGGCAATCCCATTTACGCAAAGCCAGAAGCTTGCGGGTCGGCTTTCCATTTTCATCGTGGAGTGCGCCTTTCATGCCCGACATCCGCGCACAAAAGGACTTCCTCCGAGCAGCCTTCTTCGGGGAACTCTTGGCTTCCTTAGAAGACACAGGGGCCTGAATATTATGGCCTTCAGCCTTCAAAGAAGCCCTTCCCTTGGCGTTCAATCCGCCTTCGGGGTTCTTGCCTTCCTTACGGGACCATGCGCCGCTCATTGCACTCGCGCCTTCTTGGCTGCATTCATATTAGCCACCAGAGAGGGATAGACCTGTCCCTTGGCCTTGGCTTCACGCTTGGCCATGGCTTTCTGTTTCGGGGTCAGGGGCTTGGACTTACCCAGATCCTTTGGTCTTGGTTTGTCCCAGACAGGCTTTTCGCGAGGCATGTCAGTTTCCTGTAGGGGGGGTTTGTTTGTAGGCTCCGCACCAGTCATCCGAGGCAACTGAAGGCCATACAGCAAAGACATTTTCCGGCATGTTCGGCGTCATGGTGACCACCGTAGGTGGGCTGCAACGGCAAAGCCCTTGCTCGCTTGGCCTGGGAAAATAATAGAAGCAGTTATAACATGCCGGTGTCGTCATTGTTCAGGCTTCTCAGGAGGTAAAGGACGGCGAGGAACAGGACGAGAACGACCAGCAGATTGACCAGATGAAAGCTTGGCATGGGCGACCGATCCCGCTGTTATGCGACTTCTGGATTTAGCCTTCAGAAGGTCGCAGTAGCTCACCATTCGTTATAATCCTTGCCCCCAACAAAATCCCCGTCAGCCCGCATCCGCTTTCCCCGGGCAACCGTAGCTTGGGTTTCAAACTCTGCTTGTCTGTTCCCCTCAACCATCCAGGGGAACCTCGGACCCTCGTTCTGGGAGAGGGTCTTGGCGTGATGGATTTCCTTTAAGGTCCGGGTACAGGGCTCGGCAAAGATGGAGGTGCGGATCTTGGGTTGATAGCCTTCACGGCGAAAGACCATTTCCGAGGAAGTGGGGAGGGCTTTTCCCTTGGCATTTCCACGCTTTGCCATGTCAGTATCCTGTCTTTCGGGATGATCGTCGTGACATTGTAGGCTGATTTTGGGCACTCGCATACTGGGAATAAGGAACTGCAAATGTCAGGGCTGCGGCATCCCCAAGGTCGGGAGAGGCTCCTATGCGCTTCTTGATGCTGTCCTTCTCCTCAAGAACGAGGGCATTTCCCGTGTTATAACGGGTTTGGCCGGGTCCCCATTGGGCAGCACAGAGGTCACCTTGAAGACCGTCGTCATCAGGAACCTGAACACCGCCCTCGCTCTGAAACCAGTGTCTCATGGTATCGTACATTTCGGCTCGGCGGTTGGCATAGAGTTTATCCCCTGTAGGCCCTTGGGTTACTGGAGATGAACCGAAATTCACGGCGTTGATGCACCATCCGTATCCCCGGTCCATGAGGATGTCATAGACCCCTGCGCCATTGGATCCCACGTCGATATTAACGAGATCGGGTCTGATCCGGTCTATCCAGGATGCCACCATTGAAGCCACGTGAGTGACAGAGCCACCGGGGTCCATGCGCTCACAAACCCTTTCACCCATTCGTCTGCCACATCTATCAATGATCCCCACCTTGTCTCCCGATCGGGCAGGGTCCACTCCCATGATGATAGGTCCCCGTCCGATGATGTTCTCTTCGGGTCTCCTGGCCTGAAGCACCATGGATGCAGGGATGAACGTGTTGCCGGAGGACTGGAACGCCTCATCGAAAGTTGAAGGGAACTCCTGTCTGAACTTCCAGCAGGGCTTGTCCTCGCTCTCAGAGATAGACGTCGCCATCTCGCGATTTTTCAGCCACGCCCAATAAAGCTGCTCCCAGGTCAGACCGTGGATTCTGCCATAATCATACCAGTCCTCTGACGGCTCAAAGGACGACGGACATGGGGTGGCATAATCCTCTCCCCAGAACCAAGGGAGGAATATGGGCTTGAACTGGCTGTCTCCCCGGATGGCTGCCATAGCTGTTCGGTGGAAGAGGTTTCCGATACCATCAGCCGTACTCTCCAGAATAACTTCGGTTCCATCCACATCTCCTACAGCCTGAAGGGATGCGCTCACATGACTTTCGGCATTGGGCCAGAAAGCCACTTCGGACCCATGGAAAAGCTGGATCGTGTTACCACGACCTACTTCCCGGGACCCAGCAGTGGCCACCTGGTAACCACAATCGTTGTGAGCAAAGCGCAACTCCTTCGCATTACCGGCAGTGAGGGGTGGTTTACCATGCACCGCATGGAGCTGATGGAACCGCTTGGCCATCCCAAAAAGGTTGTTTGTAGCATCGTCCTGGTGAGTGAGGATGAACGCCCTCAAGGCTCTCCGGGCTTTCCATAGCCTGTGATAAAACCTCCCCTGGATATATGTAGAAGCCCCTAGCTGCCTTCCCTTCACGATAATCGCCCTGACCTTACCGGTTTCCTTCCTCTGCTCCTCCAGCTTCTCATGCAAAAAAAGCTGGGCACGGTTTAACCTGAAGGGCAACACCTCTCCGGTCTTGGTCCGGACCCTCAGAGCCTGGGAACTAAAATAGGGATAGTCCGAGGTCAGCTTCTTGAGCGCCTCGACCTCAAGGGGGGAAAGCTCAGCAAGGCTCACAGAAACACCCTCTTCACCCAATGCGGAATCCTGGAAAGGTCCGTCCTCAACGCCAGATTAAGCCCATACAACCGAGCATTCTCAGCCTCCAGGTATTCCAGATCCTTCCTCAACCGATCAATCAGCGCCTTACGCTCCGTCTCAAGGTCCGTCAAAGGCTCCCGCATCCCATCCACTCCCACTCAAACCCACATTTATCCATAGGGTCCCATCCGTCAAACCGCCCCAAAAAGCCGGGGGTACCCTCCAAAAACACCCCCCACCCCTTTATTACCAGCGATAATAAACCATAGGGCGGTATAAACCCGGGGATTTGGCAGACTTGCGTTTTGTTATGTTCGCGGAAAAGTAAAGTGAGGTGTGAAGTGTGAGGGATGGGACCCGCTTTCGCCCTCAATCTAACCCTATAAGGGGTGGTGTGGGGGTATAGGTCAAGATTATAGGACAGAACCTCAGGAGATCATGGACGGACAGACAAGAGGTCAGGTCACATTGCCCCATGCCTCTCTAGTCGTCATCCCCTCTATTGCCAGTCATGACACGTAGCAGGGGGCGGAAACGTAGTAGCGAGGCCGCCGAAGACTTGCCCTCAGGCCATCCTATTCGTCCCCTAGCTCCATGAGAGCCCGCAGGACGGTCACGTTTACATCGTGAGAGACTTCCGCCTTGTCGCTCTGGCCAAGCTCGTTCTTGCCCAGCCATATCATCATGGGCACCGAGCCCTCATCAACCGCAGCCCGCCATTGAGCCCGCCGCAGACTGACCTTGCCGTCGCCCCGTTCGGCGTCAAGTACTTCAGATACAACGGGATTTTGCGCCTTGAAACGGATGAAGGTTTCCTCCGAGACCCGCAGGGCAGAGGCTATTTCCTTGTTTGTCGCGTTGATCCTGGCAAGATCAGCTATGCGCTGGAGCGTCACCGGATCAGGTAGCAGCGCCCCGCGATAGCCATAACTCGGGTTGCTTTTCTCTAGTACCGCCATCACCTCAGGCGTGGCAGCGACAACCCTAATTCCCTTCAATGCCTTAGCTCTCGTCGCCTTAGCCTTGCGTTGGGCGGCCTGATAGGTTGCCGACGGCTTGCCTGGTTCAGGCTTGGGGCTTGGCATGATTTAGCACCTCCGAGAGACCATCAGGCGGAAGAGCGCCAGACGTGAAGAGATCGAGGGCAACGGATACAGGCCCGGATATGACTGTCTTTCCCCTCTCATAGTCCCTTACGGACTGCGCTACATCAGAACCACCCAGCCTTAAGGCCCGGCCTAGTTCTCCCCACGTAATGGGTCTGTTAAGGCCCCATAGCTCGCCGAGGAATACCCTGGCTTCCCACATCTCCCGTGGTTCCATTGTCATGTTGCGTTGCGTGTCAGTAGGGCTTTGAACCGTTGCCGATCGCACAGCCGTTGTGCAGGGCTTGACGGCCTGGAGCATCCAGGGCTTGCCACTATTCCAGCTCCCCGCTTGTATCGTACCACGCCGACAGATAGCGCCCGTCAATCGGATCAGACCCAATAGCCTTAACACGATCAGCCACCGCGAGAGCTATCGCCGCTTGCGCCGCCTCCTCGCCGTGCTGGCGATACATAAGCCCAAGCAGACTATCGGCGCGGCCATAATACAAGTGCGCAAAATGCCCTAAGCCATTCGGAACCCCGTTGAGCGTGTCAACGTATTCCCGCGCGAGTGTTTCTAGATTGCTCATATTCAATCATCCCACCGTATCGGCTCAGGTTCCCAGCCATTACCAGACGCCGCCAGATCATCCGTCACCACGTCACCCAGCGCGGCCGCAATATTCGCTTGCAGAACCTTCCAGGCCTCCGACTTGCGATCAATTCCCGCCAGCAGATCCCGTTGTTCCCCGCCGACCATAACGAACAGGCTGGAGACTTCCACCAGCTCCACCTCTGGAGCGTCGCCCGGGTGATCCCACGTTGCCTTGGAGCCGGGGAGATATTCGCCCTCACCCAGGAAGCCCACTTCCACCCAACTGATAGACGTTACAATCATTTCAGAACCCCTAGGGCGCAGCCCTTGCTATTGATATTACAGAAGAAACCCGCGAAGGCAAGGGGGCCGAAGCCCCCGCCCGTGTCAGGCCGCAGCGTCAAGAGCTTGCGCCCGCTTCGCCACAGCGATCATGCCGCGAATGGTGCCGGGCTCAAACATTTGAACGCCGCAGTTTTCCTGCGTTTCAATCAGCATCGCACCCCAGCAGATCACCCCCGACCAATCGGAACCATCACACGCCACGCAATAAGCGTGATATTCGACTGCCAGGGACTTGATTTGGGCTTGAATGTTCATGGTCTTGCCTTTCGCTTGGGGCGCCGCCCCGCTGTTTATAAGGATTTATCTCATGCCCTATCTATAACGTCAACACTTATTTTTGATTATTTAGTCTATTTTGCGGACTAATAAACCACCAGCGCCACGAGGATCAGAAACGCCCCAAACGCCGCCAAGATCAAAACCGCACCCACCACGTCGACCAGCTTGGCACCGCTCACGCCTCATCCCCATCACCATACGCCGACGGGATGAGCATTCCCGTCTGACAACAGACCAGCTCCTGGTTTTCCCAGTTAACGTCTATCCAAAGCACATGCCAGCCCGACCGGCGGTCTTTATCCAGGTGCGCCCGCACAATGTGGCACCAATTAGCTCGAGCGCCGTCGATACTCATTGCCTCGCCGTCGCACATCACCAAAAACAACGGATAACCACCCGGCCAGGCGTACCGATCCCGCAGCGCCCGCTTCACGTCTGACAGGTTAAGCATTCGCCGCCCCCAACTTCTCGCGCAGGAGATCGCTAGTCCGGTTCAGCCAACGCTCCCGCGCTTGATCACCGGCCGCATTGCTCAGGATCGACCGCTCTAGAAATTTGTCTACCGCCTCAATAAACGTCCGCCCGTAATCGTCTCGCGAGCCATACCGAGCCGCCCGCCTCGCCAGATCACCGCCTAACATTCGCGCATAAGCACAACCCCGACTGAACCCGTAAAGATCGGATGCGACCGCCTCGCGACCATCCCGGAACCCTTGCACCCCCGTTGCAGCATTTTCGACAATGAGACGCTTAGCCAGCGTCACGCCGTCCCGTTGCCGCTTTTCATATTTTAGGCAGTCGTGAAGCCTATCAGCCCCGCCCGTGTCATAGCCCGCGAGATATTCGAGGAGCGAATAGGCGGCATCAATCGCCGCCTTTTCCTTCTTGAGGTAATCCATTACGCCGCTTGCTCCTGCATCATGGCCGCGAAGATGCAGTCCGCATCCGCCAGGGTTTCAATAATATCGTCTCGGGTCGGCTTGCCTTCCGTATCCTCGAAGAGATCAAACCAACAGGCGTCGGCGAAATCGTCAACACTTAGGCCAGTCAAGCGAACGATCAAATTGTTGACCTTGCGCATGAAGAAAGCGAATTCCGCGTTTTCGTGGTCTTGATACATTGGACTTTCTCCCGTGGGGCGTCGCCCCGTTGCTGATGACCATTTGTCGCACACCTATATTCAGGCGTCAACAATTATTTCAGATGGTTTAGTTATTAATCCGCCACGTCAGGAACGCCAGGCCCCACACCGTGACCAGCGCCAGCGCGTCCGTCAGGGTTAGCCGCCTCATGCTCCCGCATCCAGCTCGACGAGGAAATCAATCACCAGGCTATCGACCCAAGCCACGTACCGAACCGGATCGGCCTCGGCGCATCTGGCAATCTTGCGGAGCAAATCCAGCATGGCCGGAGCCGCCGCGATCAATCTCGCGTTAGCCTCGCCCGCCGGATCGCCCGGGCAATAGCGCATGACTTCGGCCACAAAGAAGCCCGCATCCCCCTTGCGGGTGACAACCGACCACTTCGACCCGTCCGGACTGACAGGAAACCACGGCCCGGGAGTGTGCTCACTTTCCACCGATCACCCCATCCACTCGCGCCAAGACGTCATCGAGACAAGCCGAACGGAACCCCGAGAGAGCCGCTCGGATTTTTTGCATAGTCCGCAATTCGTCCTGTATCGTTCGCCAATCCTCTTCGGAAAACACCCCCGCCACATCCTCGCCCGCAGACTTGAGCGCAGCCCGCGCCGCGTCCGGATCATTCTCTGCCAGCCAGTCCGCCACGTCAGAGGCCGCAGCCTCATTTAGAACCGTTTCCAAATGCCCGTTGCTAACCACCCAGGCCGCAACGTCCGACGGTTCCATTTCGTCCAGCAAATCATCCGTATCGACCTCCGCCAAAAAGTCTGAAAGATCGACACGCGCCGACACAACCACCGTTGTCATGATCAGCGACCCCCCACCAGCGCCTTAAGTTCAGCCTTCAGCGCCTTGGCTTCCTCGCCCCGGAACGTCGCGGCATTCGACAGGAAATAAAGCACGATAGACTTCCCGCTGTCATAGATATATTTATCGTCGATCGAGGACAGATCGCGCATTGCGTCAAGATACGGCTTAGCCGCAAAATTGACCTTAGGACCCCAGGCCTTGCGGATATCCTTGGCGATCTCATAAACCGGACGAGACATGTTTGCATTTCCTCTAGTGGGGCGTCGCCCCGTTGCTGATGAAAACAACCTACTCCACCGTTGCTCAGGCGTCAACAAAAAAAGATAACTAATTAGTCAACAAACGGGACCATACCCCGAGACATTATCAAACGCGCCAGCGCGTCACGCGCCCGCAGGAGCGCCCGTGGCGGGTGTAGGGGGGTCTGCGCTACCCACATAGCGGACGACCACGCCGCGCCCGCGTAGCACCCCTCTGAGGGCGCTGGACAAAGCATCGCTGGACAGACGGTTCCTAGCGAGGATGGACAAATCGGTTTCTACCCATTTGGACGGATCGAGATACGACCGCACCCAAGGCTCCCCCATGAGCTGGACAGCCTCTTGCCGAAGGCTCTCTTCCGCGAAGCGGTTTCCCTCTAATGATATATATATTGGTTCTGGTTTTGGTTGCTTAAGCGATCGTTCAGCGCCCGCTACCCCTGACTTGTTATATTTCAATGCGTTAGCCTTGCCGCCGTTTGACCCGGCTACCCTCCGCTGTTTAACAGCAGCCTCATATTTGGTCCACTCGGTGGACAATCGGCCATGCGTGATATGGTCCGGCTGGACGTCAAAGAAGGCGAGTATGGTTGGACGGATGCGGTCCCACTGGACGTTGGACAGATGGGCAGCCCTGGACAAATAGCGATCGTCGTTAGGCAGGGATCCACCAGCCCGCCACATGGCCATCAGCAAGAGCAGATAGGCTCCATGCTCGGTCGTGGTAAGATGGACAGTGTCGGCCAGATAATCACCGACATAAAACGGCATGTAGGGTGGACCGGACAAAACGCCTCCTGTTGTATAACAGGTGCTCACCCGATATGATCCAGGTGTAGCACCGTCGCCGACACGGCGGTGATCGAACAGGGGAACCGGGGAGGGCCAGCCTCGGTTCCCCAAGTCCGCTAGTGTAACGGACCTTTAGGCATACTGATCCATTCTAGGATGTCATCAACCGCCGTGCGGACCATCAGCGTGAAACATTCGGTGTTATCAGCATTGGTAGTGGCGATGAATTGCAGCAGCGCCAGCATGGCCGGGGCCGCTTCGATCGCTCTGTCATATTCGTCGTCTACAACCATCCCTCGGCCCTCGCAATCACGCTCACCATGCGGTCCACGACTGCACGGCCCGCGGTGTCTGACTTATTCCCTTGGGTCTTCTCCTGTTGCGCCACTCGAATTAGCAGCAAGAGGCAGGAAGACCGCAGCACCTCCAGCATTTCCGGAGCGGCCAGCTGTAAAGCCATCTCCGCAAGATCCGCCGCTTCGGCTGCATCCGTGTGCAGATCAGTATTTGAAGAAATATCCAGCGCCGCATCGTCGGCCTCTTCCACCTGGTAAATCATGTGCGATCCTCATCTGAGCGTTGGACAAACCTATCAGGTGTATTGCTCAATAAATGGTTTTTGACTAGCGAGTTTCTTGTTCGCTCTTGACATGGCGTCTTCATGCCGATGGACGCCCCACATGACCCCGGTGTGGTGGACATTGAAGTGACGGGCGATCTTCGGATAGCTGTTGCCAAGCTCATGCGCCGCCCACCATATCTCCCAGCGTATGGGGATCAGGGGGCGGTGGACAATCGTTCCCTGGAGGTGGGATGGAGTGATCCCCTCACGCTCGCAGACGATCCGGACCATCTCAGCTATTTTCACGCAGAGCATCCCGGCGCGCGCGTTGATACGCCTTCTGGCAGATTTGCCGCCGCTCAAACAGAAGCGGGTTCTTGATGGACTGAAGGCGATCGACCTCCTGGTCAATGGCCGCAACCCGGTCAAGCTCATCGTCATAAAGCCATTCACGCCACTCAATTCTGACTGGTCTCATGATATTCCCTCAAAATAATTGCCTGACAGTGTATTGCATCCGTCAACGGTGTATGTCAATCTCGTTTTGTCCGGTGGTTATCCCAACCTGATGGACAAGCAACCCAGAGAGACAAATGATCCAGATCACGGGCGATATCGCCCCATTCGCCAAAGGGCTCATTGCGGCCCAAAAGGCTTACAAGACGGTCGAAAAGACCGGCACCAACCCCCAGTTCAAGAGCAAGTACGCGACCCTGGACGACCTGTTCACGGCCCTGCTTCCGGCCCTGAACAACAACGGCATTGCCCTGATGCAGTCCGCCGAATTTGACGGGGACATGGTGAGCGTCACCACCGTTCTGATGCACGAGAGCGGTACCACGGTCTCGTCCAAACTCTCCATGCGGCCCACAGCGACCACGCCCCAGGCACTCGGCAGTTGTCAGACCTATGCAAGACGGTATTCCCTGCAATCTCTGGCCGGATGCAACGGTGAGAGCGACGACGATGGCAACGCCGCGTCCGAGGGCAAGGAACGCCCGAAGCCCGCTCGTTACATCAACCAGACGCAAGAGGACACGCTGCGTGACCTCGCCTTGGACGTGGGTGCGGATCTTCTCAAGTTCTGCGCCTACCTCAAGATTGAGAAGCTCGCCCTGCTGCCGGAAGATCGGTTCCAAGATGCGATCGCCGCCCTCGAAGCCAAGCGGGGTGCGTGATGGAACAGCAAACCGAACAGTGGCACAACGCCCGCTTGGGCAAGGTCACGGCCTCGCGCCTGTCCGATGTCATGGCACGGACTAAAACGGGCTACGGAGCCTCTCGCGCCAATTACATGACCGAATTGGTCCTGGAGCGGCTCACGGGCCGAAGGGCAGAGGGCTATACCAATGCCGCCATGCAATGGGGCATTGATACCGAAGCCGACGCCAAGGCCGCTTACGAGTTTCGGACCAATGCGGAGATTGTTTCAGTAGGTTTCATCGACCATCCCCTGATCGACATGACCGGGGCTTCCCCGGACGGCCTGATCGGGGAGGACGGGCTGATCGAGATCAAGTGCCCCAACAGCGCGACCCACATTGATTATCTCCTTACCGGGATGGTGCCGAAGAAATACGACCTTCAAATGCAATGGCAGATGGCTTGCACGGGGCGTCAGTGGTGCGACTTCGTGTCCTATGACCCCAGGCTTCCGCCGAACCTTTCCATGCTCGTCAAACGGATTGATCGGGACTATGACCTGATCGCGGAAATGGAGATCGAGGTCAGGGAGTTTCTGGACGAGGTGACCCGTACGGTCGAATTGCTCGGCAAGATCGGGGCGCAGAAATGACCTTCCGCATCACCGAGGACATGGTTCAACACGCCTTTGATACGCTCCACAAGACCGACCACGCCAAGGCAAGGGCCATGTTCAACCATTCCGAAAAGCGCCTGAAGCGAGTGTTGGCAATGGCCATGCAAGATAGCGCCGAGAAATCGTCCGCAGCGAAGGAGACGGAGGCTTACGCCTCAACGGCTTACGGAGCGGCTCTGGAGCAATTCAAGATCGTGTCCGAACGCTATTACGAACTCCAGGATGAACGGGAAGCCGCGTCAGCCATCATTGAAGGCTGGCGGACGCAGCAGTCGGATCTTCGGGCCGCGGGGAGGGTGGGGTAATGGCAACGTGCCCGAATTGCGGACGAACTTATGCGGACCCCCGCGAAGCGGCGCTCCGCGCAGCAGAGGAAGCTGAGGAAATCTTGGCGGCTGCAAATGCGAGGTGGAAGCGTCGCGTTGAAATTCAGCGCGACCTGATCATCCGTCATGAGCAAACGATAGAGCGGTTCCTAGAGGCCCTGATGTTTATCAAGTCGGGCGATTGCGCCGACCCCGAGAATACCGCCCGCCGCGCCCTTGGAGGTAGCAATAAGGAACCCAGACATGACAGATGACGCCCTCGACCGCATTGCCATGATCGCGTGGCAGTCGCTTCAGATGATCGACCCCAAGGTCAACCGGGAGGAAATGCCGGGCGCGATCAAGGAGGCCATCCGCACCGCGTTGAATTACCGCACCCCCGACACCGCCCCTAACCAATCAACCCAAGGAGAAACTACGATGACCCACGTTTACGAAGGCCAGCCCGACGCCCGTCAGTCCGACAAAATCGACGAGCCAGTGTCTCGGTTTCGCCCGCGTTATCGCGCCCTGACTGACGATGAAAAGGCCCTGCACGACGCGATCAAGGCGAAAGCCGTTGAACTTGAAACCTTGTTCGAGACCGTGAAGCCGGGACGCTATCGCAGCCTTGGCCTGACGGCCCTTGAAGAAGCGGTCATGTGGACGGTGAAGGAACTCACGTCGTGAGCCAGAGCGCAGACCTGATAGCTGAGGCTGAGGAACGACTGCGGATTGCAATCGACGCGCAGAACAGCCTCGACGGCGGCGAATACGACAACGGCATCATGGCCGTGATCCGCTGCGAAGACGTGCAGTTCTATCGCTCTGTAGTCACCGCCCTCCGCGCAGCAGAGGCTGAGAACGCGAGGCTGTCCGAAGAAAACCGCACTTTTCGGACAAATTACCGCTCGGGAACATCTGGGTATTTAAACGCATCTGACATGCGAAATATTCCCGATCAGGAAGATGATGTTTCAGAGGCCCAAGAATGGGAGGACTTTGATCGTGACTGTTGATCTCAATTCCTGCAAGCCGTGCCCATTCTGCGGAAGTCATGACTTATCCACCAACGGACATGGCGCTTACACCATAGTGGTGTGTTGCGATTGTTTGGCTGAAGGCCCGCACGGACATCCCAGCAAAGCCATTTCGCGCTGGAACACCCGCACCTGTGCCGAAATCGACATGGTGACGTTGAGCCGCTCC